CGCGATTGGCCTCGGCAGTCTGGGCGTTATCCACGATCGGGTCCCACGCCAGCCGCGCCAGATGAGCCGCCTGATTAATCGCATAGCCGGACTGGGATCCGCTCATCGCGCCCTGAATAACCGACGGCAGGGCCAGGTCCAGAAAGCTGCGGATATTGGAGATTAATTTCTCCGCCTCGGCGCCTGCTTTCGGTTGGTCGATCGGTGTTATATCGAACGGATAAATGGTGCCCGGTTCGATATTGTCACTAGCCTCCGCCTCGCGGCCGTCCTTGCCGTAGGGCACCTGAGCGTCGGGGACGCCAGGGACGCTGCCGGGGGCGAGGGTCCGCTTGAAGGCGGGGAACAGGGTCATGTACGCGGCGTTGGTCTGCGCCGTCAGCAAGCTGTCCAGCAGCGGGAACAGGCGCAGGAAGCCGAACAGGATCGACAGGCCCGCGCGCTCCGGGAGGCGGCTGGCGGTCGTGACGCCCAGGGCGTGGAAGTAGGGACCCTTGAGGGTGCGGAGGATCGGGTCGCCGAAGTGATGCTTCTGCGCGGAGACCAGGGTCCCGTTGCCGAGCGCGCTGCGCGAGCTGCCCTGGCCGGGGCCGCACAGGATGACGGCGCACAGGTCGCTGTCCCACACCTCCAGGCAGGTCAGGCTCTGGTTGGTGCCGCGCATGACCTCGCCCCACTCGGCCCGTGCCAGGCCGCGATCGCGGTGGTCGACCTCGGCCCAGTCCTTCGGGCCAACGACGCGCCCGGAGCGATCGAGACCCGCTCCAAACCGCTCCAGGGCGTCGTAGTACGGTACCTCTTTGATCTCCACCACGCTGGTGAAGCCGTTTTCATTTTGCGTGTAATAAAACGTTTCCGGCGGGACGTCGGTGGTGGCGATGGGGTACGGCAGGAGCCGCTTCATCTCCTCGGTGTCGTGGTCGTACAGCCGATCGCGCGCGTCGTCGTCCAGATCCTTGTCCTCGCCGAGCTTCTGCAGCAGCTTCTGGCTGTCCTTGGTGTAGTCGCTCCAGGCGACGTGGGTGCGCGGCAGGGTCTTCAGAATCCCCTCGCCCTTGGTCACCAGGCTCCACATGAACAGGCGGTGGAGCTGTCGCTTGGCTTCCTGCTCCTGGCGCAGCCAGCTCGCCTCGAAGAAGTGCTCGCGCAGGCTCGCGTTCTGCATGGCGATGTCGGAGAATGAGACGGGACGGTACTGCACGGTCGGTTTATTGACCGACAGGGCAGCCGCGACGGTGGTAGCGATGTGGAGCGGCAGCGGCGAGCGGACTTCGGTCGTCGTCTTGCGATAGTTCTCCGGGATCTCCACCGGGATTTCGCCGAAGAGGACTTTATCGATGTCCTGATAGAGGGCGTCCCGATCGGCGAAATCGTCCTTGAGCTGGCGCGCCAGGTCGGTTGCCGCGTCAACCAGGGCGTCGTCGCTGGTCTTGGTGCCCGGGAAGGCGCCCGTCTTCTTCGAGGCCGATGGCTTGGGCATCGAGTCATGACGGACGCCCGTCCCCCCGGAAGCGGAGGCCGAGCGGCCATACGAGCTGGACGGCAGGTCGACGTCCAGGCCCCTACTCCTGGCCATCGTTGTCCTCGCCGACATAGGCCGCCTTCACCGCCGCCACCTCCTCGGGCGACAAGGGGTCGACGCCCGGTGGGTGCCACAGCCCGTCACGGTTGGCCGCGTAGTGCTCGACGGGCGTCGACAGGGCGTGTTCCGCGCGTCGCGCCACGGCCGTCCAGATCATGCGCTGGGTGGCGTCGATCGAGCGCCAGGACAGGCGGGGGGCGTAGATGGTGGTGCGGGCCGACTCGCCGCGACGGATATTGGGGTCGACCCGATCGGCCGCGTCGCGCCAGGCCTCGTACAGAATCTCGGCGAGAACCTCGATGTTCATGCCTGCCTCCACCAGGGATGGGCTTCGGTCTGATGCGGCCAGGTGAAGGCCCGCCAGTGGAAGGCGAACCAGCTATCGAACCACCAGTTGCGGCGCTCGTAGGACGGCGGATCGCGATGCAAACGAACCGGATGCCTCATCCGAACTTCACCTTTCTGCGCGTGGGCGTCGGCGGCGAGGCCTCGGCGACCAGGCCGTAGCGGCACGCGTCAGCGGCGTGGTCCGCGATCTTGCGTCCATTGACAACGTCGGCGACGTCCTCGGGATCGAGCTGGTCCTGCACCAGGCTGGGGATCTCCCGCGCCAGGTTCGGAGCGCGGCCGCGCATGAGTTGCATACGCGGCGGCCCCTGGTCGGTGGCGAGGGCGCGTCGCATCACCGCCCAACCCTGCTTGCGGCTGTTCATACCCGGATAGACCGGCCGAACGCCGTGGTTGAAGTAGACCTGGGCGATGCTCGGCCGCTGCTGCTCGGAGCGGTTGTTGAACATCGACGGGTCCAGAATCCGCAGGTTGATCTTCTGCTCGCCGCACTTCTGGAGGATCGCCTCGGCCTGCTGCTCGTCGCGGAGGCCGGCCGTGTACAGCTCGTCGTAGACGTAGATCCGCCGATCCTCCGGACAGCGGGTGAACCACAGGCAGGCGAACGGAACGGCGAAGCCGTAGTCGACGGCGATCCAGCGCGGCCAGTGGGCGGGCACCTCGAACGGCTCGCAGATGTGGAGCGAGGGGTCCCACTCGTGGAAGTAGACCCCCTCGGCCGCCACCCACTGCCCCAGGCGGAGGCGAGCATGGAGCACTCCGCTCAGGGCATCCAGGGTCTTGATGTACTCGACGCCGCGTGCCGTCCACGTCTCGGCCGCACGGTCGTACAGCTCCGGGTTGTCCTCGTGGCTGGACTCCAGCAGGCGGGTCTGCCCGTCATCGCAGCGCCGCTTGAGCCAGTGGTCCGGCTGGGCCGGGTTGCAGTCGGCGATGAGCTGCTGATACGGCAGCACGCCGTTCCGCAAGCCACGCAGGAGGAGGCCCCAGTCATCCTCGTCCAGCTCGGTGGCTTCCTGCACGTAGACCACGTCGAACTCCACGGACTTCAGCTTCTCGGCGTCGTCCAGGCCGGAGACCATGATCCGCGCGCCGTTGGGATAGCGGAATTCCTGATCGCCCTCATGGAAGCGAACCGCGCTCGGCTGGGGGAGGACCTTCTCGTTAAACGTCACAAGGGCGGATTGGGTGATGGACTTGCGAACCTTTCGCACGATCGCCCCGCGAATTGGGAGCTGCATGGCGATCAGGTTCAGCTTCTCCAGGCAGCTCCGGCTCTTGCCAGTGCCGGCCGGTCCGGCCAGCAGGACCTCCCGCTCGGTGCAGCGCATGAGCTGCATGCTCGCCCCGTAGGGCATGTACGGTCGCTCGGCGGCTGAGGTACTCGTGCCGCGTTGGACCGTGGTGGGCATCAGGGGTGGCGGTTCAGCTTCTCCGCAATGCGCTTGACGTACCGCTCGATGTCGACGGCTTCGAGCTGCGCGACCGTCATCAGGAAGCCGGCCATCGGTCGATCAGTCCACTCCAGCGTGACGTGCAGGCTGGGGTTATCGATGTCGGTGCCTGGGTCAACGGTCAGGCGCCGATCGGGATTCAGGTGGGTGTAAATGGCAGCAATGAGCGCCTGGTACTTCGCCTGGGGGAGGGAGGTAGCCAGATTGACCATAACCAGAAATTCAGTTTCGCCGGATGTGGATTTTTCGGGAATCGACTTCAGCTATAGCGCAGCGCACGGGCGCCGAGGCCCGGTACCCCTGGGTGGCACGGAGTGCCACCTGGGGGTACAGATGCACCTGCCCGCGTCCTTTCACCGCGCCGAAAGGTCCTCGGCCGATGAATCCAGCTAGTTCATCACCCTGCCTGGATCCTGCTCGATTTCAATCTCAACCTGAGCAGGCGGCAGGGCCGGTACCCCTGGTTGTACCCCTAGCACCTCGGATCCGAGGACTTCCGTGGGATCGAAACCCACCGTCTTGATCACCTGCGCCACGGCCAAGTCGAGGCGGTCGCGGTACTTGTCAGGCGCTCTGGCCTTCAGCAGGGTAGTAAGCAAGCCGTCACTGTATTCGGTCTTCTCATCGACACCCACCTCCTCACCGCGCCAGTAGCTGGTGCGGCGGTACGGGGTGCCGATCACGGCGCGGCGGTAGGCCTCCAGTTCGAGGACCTCGACGGCGGTCTGCTCCGCCTCCCGGAACCGCTCCGCGAAGTCAGGGTCATCTTCGAGCCAGCGATAGATCTGCCGCCGATCGACGCCGACGGGGCGACACGCGGCCGCCACATTCCCGTGGACCGCGAAGTCGGCGAGGAACGCGGACTGGCGGTGGGACGTGCGTGCTCTTCGACGGCGAATCCCAGGCTGCGTCCCAGATTCGGTCCCAGGCTCAGCGGCCATCAATCCCCCAAAGGTACGGGGTGCCAATTTCAGTCCAAGACATGCCGCTGCGCTCTGCCGCTGACTTTACGCCAATCTCAGCCGGCAGTCCACGCCGGCATTACTTGTCCCTATTGATCCAATGGACTATATTCACCTCGTCAGCGCCGCAGGGGGCTGAAGCACCTGAACAACCCAAGAGCGATCGCAGGCCCCACGGGCCGCTTGAGCCAGCAGGCTCGCACCGTGTGACTGCCGCGATCGTCGCCTGACTCGGCCGGCGCTGCGCTCGAACGTGCAGCCCCGGAGGAAGCGAGCAGGTCCCTACGTGGATGCAGAACGACGAGACCCTTCATGCCAGACCCAACCCGGACGCAGCGGAAAACGCACGGCTCGCGAGACCAGCGAGCAGGATGCCGAAGTACGCCAGGCGGTCCCGAAGCGATCTGGATGCGGGGGAATCTCAGAGGGGCGTGTGATCGTCCACAGAGTCGCTGCCAGCCGAAACGCTGGGGCGGCACCTCACACCCAACCTCGTGAACGTCGGACACTCCGAAGCTCGGTCTACTCATTGTGTGGAGCACCAGTAAGGCGTATCGGTGCGGCTCTGCCGCCTGCATCCACCGCTACAGATGACCGTCCCGCCGGTAAGGGCCGACGCTCGCGAACATCGCTCGATCAGCACGCCTGGTCGGTCGATGCTCGCGATCATGCGAGACAACCTGAGAGGAGCCATCCTGACATGGCATACCCATTGGAGTACGGGGACAGCCCCGACACCGCCGCGTTCAACGCGATCAACCGCCCTCGCCTCGGCTACACCAACGTGGTCGCCCGCAACCTGGCCGGCGAGCACGTCGGCACCCTCCGCTACATCGGTGGCAACACCTACGCCGCGCTCAACCTGGGCGAGGCGTTCTCTGTCACCGGCGAGGTCGCCCACGCCATCTACACCGGCTGGCAGGCCAACGGCTACCGCCTGATGGTCATCTGATGATCAACGGTGCCGACCGCAGGCAGGTCCTCGTGGCTCGCGAGATGCTGGCCGCCGTCTGCCATCGCACGGTCCAGGGCAGCCCGGAGCACCAGGCGCTGCTCGATGTCCTCGCGTCGATCAACGACGCGCTCTACCTGGGCGTCCGCCGCCCGGCGCCTCCAATCGAACCGGCCGACCCATTCACCACCTGGCTCAAGGAGCACTCAGCATGAAGCGCACGATCCTCACCCTGGTCACCGCCCGCCGTCCGGGTGGCCCCGGCTTCTCTCATCAGGAGCACCTGACCGTCGACGGCAACCTGCGCCAGACCGCGTGCGGCCTGGAAGTGCGCTCGCCGATCAACCACCTGGCGCCAGCCTTCACCCTGGCGACCTGCAAGCACTGCCGCCGCATCGCCGGGCGGCTCGGCTTCAACGCAGAGAGGCCCGGCTAAGCCGGGTGTAATGCGGCCGCCCGGTCTCAAGCCCGGGCAATCTCACCGCAGGAGCATCCTGACATGACCCTCCCTACCCTCGCCCAGATCAATGAGAAGCTCGGCGGCCGCGTCCGCTCCTGGGGCAAATACAACCTGCTGGAGTCCTTCGCCGTCGGCTCGCAGAGCCAGCGGTACGGGACCTCGCCGAAGACGCACATCCTGCGCCTGGAGGTGGTGACCGAGGACCGCGAGCCGAAGCGCGGCACCTACAAGCTCGGCGACACCCTGTCGGCCCACGCCCTGTGCATGACCAACGGGCAGCACACGGGCCGGGCCTACCCCGGCGTCGACACGGACAGCATCACCTGCTCGAAGTGCCTCGCCAGGATCAACGGATGGACTGCCTTCAACGCAGAGTGAACCCGCCACCAGGCGGGGTAATGCGGCACGCCGGTCACAAGCCCGGCCAATCTCACCGCAGAGGAGCCACCTGACATGGCCTACGACATTCTTCCCTACGTCAACCTTGACGCGATCGATGATCGCGAGGTCCGCAATCTGGTCGCCGAGTACGCCCAGTACGCCGACCACGGCACAGTCCGCCAGCCTGGCAAATTCGAGGCGGAGCCGCTCTACGTCGTCTTCTACTGGGGCCTCATGCTCCAGGGTGACGGCGAGACGTCCTACCTGCCGTGCGAGGAGCACGAGGATGGGGACTGCGAGTGCGACCCGGAGGTCGACTACGACCAGTTCGACATCCAGGCCGGCGATGCCGAGGCGTTCCCGGAACTCGAGCCGTCGATCGGCAAGTACCTGCGGATCCGCGAGGACTCGCAGGGGTACGTCACCGCCTGGATCGCGGCCTCATGAGCCGCAAGCCTCGGGTGGACCCGCTGGTCCCGACGCACCAGATCGACCGCCGCCTGGCGATCACCCACGTCAGCACCCCGGACAACGCGGTCATCGACATGATCGAGACCGCGATGGGCCGCCAGCAGGACCCGCGCTGGACCACCAAGATCAGGCGGCAGACCATCGCGTACGCCCTCTGGCGGCATCACCAGAACCAGGCGGACTACGCCTGGGTGATGGGCGGCCACTAGCCCCGACATCTGCTGCTCGCCCTGGTGGGCAGCGGACGCCCCGGCTAGGGGAATCTCAGAACAGGAGCATGCCTGACCATGCCATCGTCAACCGACCTCACCGTCGCCGCCCTCACCGGCTGGGACTCGTTCGAGGACCTGCTCAACACCAAGGGCGACTACCGCCCGACCATCCGCCCCCAGGCGAACGACCGCCGCTACGAGATCCTCGCCGATGCCTACGACCTCGCCCAGCGCGAGCGGGGTGATGAGCGCCGGGCCTACCGTGGCGGCGGCGCTGCGCGCCTCTTCGAGCAGGTCCTCGTGGTCCGCCTCCAGGGCGTGCCGAAGGGCAGCGGCCAGTACTCCGAGTGGCTGAAGGTGATCCACGCGATCAACGCCCGCTGCCGCAGCATGGGCCGCGATCTGGCCTTCAGCACACCGGTCGCCTGCTACGAGCAGTCCAACCGACGCTGGTTCGAGGAGTACCCCGAGTTTCGGGTGGTCCTCAACACGGACCCGTTCAACCCGGACGAGTCCGTCCGCATCGTCGCCTTCACGGACCGCGCGAGCCAGTGGCTCACCGACGCGGTCCTCGAAGTCACCGGCCACGCCATCTAGCTTGGACATCCGGCCCCGAGTGTCGCGGGGCCGGACGCCTGCGCTAGCAGGACACATCAACCCGGAGGCCCATCCTGACATGGACGCCATCGAGACCATCTATCTGCCCGCGACCAACACGCGCGGCAGCCGCGTCAAGGCCAAGCGTGTTGACGCTCCCTCGAAGCCAGCCAACTCGATCACCGTCGAGTACGACCACGCGCTGAACTCGTGGGACAACCACCGCGCCGCCGCCGAGGCACTCATCGGCAAGTCCGGCTGGACCGGCATCACCTTCGTCGGGGGCTGGACCGGCCAGGGCACGATCTGGGTCGCCGACACCGGGCGCCCCCAGTACACCATCCGGGTGATCGAGGGGGTTGCGTCGTGACCCACCTCGACATCTCGGACGCGGTCCGCGCGCAGGTCATCGCTGAATTCCTGACATCGCAGACGATCTACTCGGAGAACCCGAACGTCTTCTACGAGCCGTTCGTCATCGACGGCCGCGTCGGGTACCGCTGCCAGACCTACAACGCCGGCGACACCCGCGAGACGTACCTCTACCTCAACCCGTCCACGGATGACAGCGACGGCATGCCCAACGTGTTCGTCTACGAGGGCGAGGAGAACGACCCGGCCGACGATCGGCCCGTCACCTACATCGCCCTGGAGGACCTCTCCGACGGGCCGCTCCAGACGTGCGGCCACAACCTCAACCAGCTAAGCAACGACGGCGATTGCCACGGCTGCGAATTCGGCGAGGAGCCACACCGCCGCTATGCCTGAGCACCTCGCCCGCTGTGTGTGCGGCCACTCGGCCGCGCAGCACCATTCCCGCCCGACCACCCGCTGCCGCGCCTGTGTCCAGTGCGCGGCGTTCACGCCTACAATTGATCCAAAGGAGGCCACCTGACATGGCACTCATCGACAAGTCGACCAACACCGGCCCGCTGCCGTCCACCATCAGCCGCACCCGCTTCGACTTCTACGGCGTCGAGATCGAGATCGAGGTCGACTGGCGCCAGGTTCACAGTCAGGCGCGCACCGCCCTGGTCAACAAGTCCCGTCGCTCGAAGCTCGGGGCGCTCGCCGTCAAGATCGTGGACCCGAAGCCGCCGGTCGTCGTGCCGACCGAGGCGCCCACCATCGCCGTCATCCGGGGCGGCTACCAGTGCCAGAAGTGCGGCACGATCTACGCCACCCGCCGCCCGGCGGACAAGCACGCGGCGATCTGGCACGCGCTGCCGGGGCACACCGAGGCGCCGGCGTGACCGGCGTCGACACTCCCGAGGGGCCGCGCTTCACAACCACGGCCGACCTCGAAGCCCTTGAAGGACGGCTCATCAACCGTCTGGCATTGCTCGATGGTCGCCTGGACCACGCGGTCACCCACAAGGACCTGCTGCTGAGCGCCCTGGCCATTGCCGGCCTCAACGTGGCTGTCGTAGCGGCGTTCGGCGCCGCCACCCTGTTCGCACTCAACCAGCTAGCGGCCCAGATCGCCGCGCTGCGGTGAGCCTGTTTGGCTTCGGCCTGGTCGCCGTCCTCGGGTTCGTTGCCTACGTGGCGATCCTGGGCGGCAGCCTGTACGCGATCAAGATCGTTGGCGAGTGGGCCGAGGCGCACCTGCCCAAGCCCGTGACCGTCATCCTGGCCATCGCGATGGTCGCCGCCTGGTGCGTCTTCCTGTGGGTCTCCTGGGAAGTCGTCACGGGCTGGACCGGTGCCTGAAAGGATCCATCCCGTGACCCCCGAACAACTCCAGGCCTGGCGCCTGGACCGCAACCTGACCCAGGCGCAGCTTGCCGCTGCCCTGGGTGTCCGCATGCTCGCCGTCAGTCGCTGGGAACGCGGCCTACGCGGCATCCCCGGCCCGGTCCCGGTGGCGCTCAGGGCGTTGGAGCGGGAGATGGCTCCCAGCCTAGCGTCGCCGCCATCCGTCGGACCGCCGCGTCCAGTGGCCGATCGTCCACGCCGACCAGGGCGCCCGCGTACGGTGGGGCTGCCCGCTCCTGCATCCTGAACACCGCCCGCGTCGCCGCCCACTCCGGAGGGAGTCGGTCGGCGGCGTATTCCAGATCCGCGACCATCGCCACCAGGCCAAGCCGGTCGCCGCGACCTGCCCCATTGCCGTTGAGCGAACCGGTGCCACCCTCGGCACTGGCGACCAGCTCCGGCCACCGCCGCAGGTACTCCCTGATCTTCTCCGGCGTGTAGTCCTCCGTCTCGTCGCTCACCGCACCAACTCCGCCAGGAGTGTGGACATCGGTTCGAGCCGCTGCTGCGGGACCCAGAACGCCCAGCGTCCTTTAGGCGCCGCCCAGAATTCCGGTTGCTTCCCGTCGCGAGCGTACTTCCAGCCGGCCAGCGTCAGGCTCGGCAGCTCGCCGACCACGAGGATGTAGATCTGGTCATCGTGATCCGTCTCGTGCAGGATCAGCCGCCCATTCTCGTGATGCGAGGTGCGGACCTGCAGCGGCCCGACGTCGCGAGCCTTGTAGTTGCCAAGCTGCCCGGACCAGAAGCGGTCGACGTAGCGGGCGACGGCCAGCTCGCCGCAGGCGCCCAGGATATCCGCTTCCCACGGGTCATCCGGCCCGCCGTGCGGCTCGTGGACGTTGCGCTTGCGGAGGTTGTCGATCCGCCTGGAGACGCCGACCAGGGCACCCTGGAACAGGTCGAACCAGGGCAGGCTGTAGGTCACCTCGATTTCCGTAACGGGGTCGTTCCGGAAGATCCTCGTCGCATCCTGGGCGGCCGACGAAGACGGCCCCGTCTCCGGGATGAGGGGTTCTAGGGGAGAAGGGTCCGTAACGCCGTAATTCTCTTTAAAGGGCAGGTTGTCGTTACGGACATCCCAGGCGCTCATTGGGCGTCGTCCTCAGGCTCCAGCGGGAGGTCATCCAGGGCGCCCCGGAACGGTTCCGGAACGTCCGTAACGGGGGTCAGCGCCCAGATCGCGGGCTGCCCGGCGATGCCTGGCCGGACCTGCATCACCTGACCACTCTTCTGGAGCTTGTTCAGGGTCACGCGGACGCTCTCCTGGCCGGCCTGGTCGGTCCGCCCGATCAGGTACGCCACCTTGCGGCTGTCGCTCGGGCCGTGCTGCTGGAGCACCTCCAGAACCTGCTGCTGGAGCGGCGCCCGCTGGGCCAGGTCGGGCGCCTCGTACATGGCGCACTTCTCGAAGCGCACCGCGCCATCGGGGATGAAGTGGACCCGCAGCGCGAACGGCTCGCCGAGGGCACCGTCGTTGGCCTTGTGCTGGTACAGCCCCAGGTGCATCTCGTTCTTCGAGGACTGCTCCTCGGACTTGCGGACCTCGAAGCCGGAGCGCGCACCGTTGCGGAAATAGATCGAGCCGAACGGATCCACGCGCGCATTCCCCTGGCGGAGCGCCGAGTCGCGGCTCACATGGTGGACCGCCAGGCGGGTGACGCTGCCGCCCAGCAGGCGCAGGTTGTTGATCGCGGCCCGCGCCACGTCGTCGTCGCTGAGCTTGCCGTTGAGCATGAAGCCGACGGAGTCCGCGACCACCAGCCCGATGCGCTCGCGGCTGATGTACGTCCGCAGGCTGTCGACCTCGTCGGCCAGCATGCCCAGCACCGGCGCGTTGGTGTCGCCGGCGATGGTGCCCATGTACACGAGGTCCTCGTTGCTCGGCACCGGCACCTCCAGCCCGTCGCACAGGCGCCGCAGGCGGCGGCCGAAGGTCACGTCATTCGTCTCCCAGTCCAGATACGCCACCCGCAGCCGCTTCGTCGGCCGCGCGCCCCAGGGCAGCTCGATGCCGAGCGAGACGCAGATCGCGATGAGCAGGGCGAGCATGCTCTTGGCGCTCGCCCCGTCGCCGTACAACATGCTCGTCTCGCCAGCCAGGATCAGCCCAGGCAACACCCAATCGATGGGTCCCACCGAGCGCAGCGCGGCATCCTGGGCACCAACCGCCGGCGGCGGCGCGGTCCACTGGTAGTGCACGATCGTGCAGGCTGATGACACGAGGTCGAACCAGTTAGTGTCACTGGCGCCGATCCGCTTGGCCAGCGCGTCACCGGTCCGCTTCTGGCCCTCGATCGAGACGAGGTTGACCGTCGTCGGTCCGGCCAGGTTCAACCAACGGCTGCCATCGGTCCGCTCCACGGTCAGGATCGCGCGCAGCTCGCCGTGGCTCTCGTGCACCTTGCGGAAGACCAGGCGCACGCCGCGCCAGGTGATGATCCACTCGTTGCCGAAGCGGACTACATCCTCCGGCGCGCTCACCCGTAGCGGCTCAGGTCGATTGCCTCGGACTGCCAGGGTGTGCGCGACGGCTCCGTCACCTGCGGCACTTCCTCCACCGCCTGCGGCGCCGTCTCCACCGCCTCCTCGATCAGGTGGTCCAGCCAGTCCGGCAGGTCATCCTCCACCGGCCCGAATTTCGCATTCAATTCCGCCAGGCGGTTCTCCACATGCAGCCGCCGCTGCCGGTCCCGATCAGTCACGCCGCGCCCTCCAGCAGGATCGCCCGCACACGCTCTTCGTCATGCGGGTACCAGACTTCCACCTGCAGGCCGCACGCCCGCAGGTCCGCCATCCACTCACGTTGCGCGGGTGTCGGATGCCGACGCTCCCGCTTCAATTCGATAATCAGCAGGCGCGGCGGCTTGCACAACACCAGATCGGGGAAGCCCGCTGGACTGTGGTCCGAGCGCCAGGTGAAATAAAACCGCCAGCCCCCGCGCGCGGCCCAGCCGAGCACGAGCTTGCGCCACTCCGCTTCCTTCGTCGCGTTCCAGATCGGCGCCCGCGTCGGCGACGTATCACCGATGCGGACCCAGGACCAGTTACCACTCACGGTGCGGCCGGGGCCGTGTGTCCCGGCCAGCATGGTGATCGCCCGCCAGCCGCGTTGCTGGCAGGCCTTGCCGCAGTACAGCGCATCGGCCCGTTGAGCGGGGAACGGGCGGCCACACTCGACGCAATTCCGCGCCGAGGTGACCACCTACGCCGTCGCTTCCTCCGGCTCCGGGGTTGCCTCCGGCTCCGGGCGCGCCGCGATGGCGGGCTGGTCATCAGCCGGCCAGAACTGGTCGTACTGCGCGCTGAGCGCCTTCGTCCGCTCGGGGTCCGTCCGCTCGGTGATCTCGGTCTGCATCAGGTCGGCAATCTGCTCGTCATCCGGCAGCTCCTGGCCGAACGCCAGGCGCCCGGCTCGAGCGATGGCCCGCTTCTCGGCGATCTCCACCGGATGCACCGCGATCGGGGCAGCCCGCTTGCCGCTCTGCTTGGAGCGGTTGAGCGCCGCCTCGCGCTCCGAGCCGGAGACCTTGCCGCGTGCGCGGATCTCGCCCCAGTTGAGCGTCTTGACGCACGCCTCGATGACGAGGTCATCCAGGGCGTACCCCCACTGCTCGCGCTCCTCGGGCGTCAGCGGCCGGCACTCCAGCCCACGGAAGTCCGGGTGGCGGCGGAGCAGGCGACCCCAGCCCTCGATCGTGATCCACGGGCGACCCTCGTAGATGGTGATGTCGGTGACCGGGTCCAGCTTGTACTGCTTGGACAGGACGAAGATCACGTTTAGCTGCGCGGCGCTCGCGGACTCCAGACCGAACCGCGCACTGCGGTTCATCTCGATCCGCTGCTTGAGCTGGGTGTCAGTGAAGAACGGCGCCTGAACGATCGAGCGTTCGCGCACCTCCGGGTCAGTCATCGGCAAGTCCAGGCGCTCGCGCGCCCCTCCATAATGGCGTTGGCCAGGTAGTCGATCGCTTCGTACGGGTTGTAGACGTCGGTGTAGCCGCGAGCGTAGAACCTGGGCAGCTCGCCTCCATATTTGTTGAATTGCACCGGCCCCCAGGAATTCCCGTGGTCGCCGACAACATGCGGATTGAATGTCTGGCCGGTCTCGCAGCCCACGATCCGATAGAGGCGGGCGTACGGCACCCCGGTGTTGACGTGCGCGTCGTACAGCGCCTGGAAGGTGTCATCCACCGTCCACGCGAATGCCTGGACTGGCACCAGGGCGAGCACGATGGCGCTGACGATGGCTCCGATGAGCCTCAACGCCCCGCCGCCTCGCGATGCTCCACCTCCGCCTGGACCTCCTCGTCGCTGGCCATCGTCAGCAGCTTGATGGACTTCAGGTCCTCCTGCATGTGCTTCGCCCAGGCGTCCCACACACTCCGCTTCCCGGGCGCGCCCTCCAGGGCACACCATTCGAGCTGTCGCACCACCGACGTCAGGTTGGCTGAGAGGTAGTGCTCGGGTGTCTTGCGTTGCGCGCTACTGACCATGCAGCAACTCCGTAAAGAACCGCATCCGCAGGTTCGTCAGGTTGATGCCGAGCAGCGCGTCCTCGTGATCGAGGACCCAGCCGAGCGCGTCAGCCGTCGCCGCGAGCAGCACCCCGACCTCCTCGGGCACGTCGCCCAGGTCCAGCGTGCCCGCCAGGACGTCCTCCAGCAGCTCGTGCGCGTCGGCAATCTCCGTCTCTGATTTCATGCGATCTCCCGCGACTTGCGGCGCCGCGCCAGCTCACTCCGCCCGTCAATATGGGCGGCGATATCCGCGTCTTTCCGCAGCGCCTTCTCGTTCGCCAGCGCGCGGCGGATGACGTCCAGCCCGCCGCGCTTTTCGACCAGCTCGCGCGCCTCCGCCTCGGCGCCCTTCATGATCGCCATCTCGCCACGGGAGGAGCAGTCGCACAGTTCCAACCGGGGGACAATCATGACGAACGACGTCTTGCAGCGGGGGCAGGTGCGCGGGTTGGCCGCTTTGCTCACGCGACCTTGACCCCCCGCTCCATCAGCGCATCGCGCAGCTCATCGAACGTCGCCAGGTAGTGGTACTTCGCGGCTTCCACCGCGTCGGCCACGTCACTCCCGGCGTACACCTTGATGCTGATGTCCACCGACCGCGCGGACGTCTTGATCTCGCAGCTCGAAATGCGCTCGCCCAGGAGCTGGACCGCGTCATTCGACAGCCGCTGAACGATCGAGTCCCACACCCGGTCGGGGACTTCCAGCAGGGCGCCGCTCACACGGACCTCGCCGCGAGCCACTTGTCAAACAGCGCGGCATTGATCCGCCGCATGCGCGGCCCCTCGCTGAGCACCGGGAAACCCCGCGTGCGCGTCCACTCGTAGACCTTGTCGACGCCAACCGCCGCACGCTCGGCCGCCTCAGCCGGCGTGAGCATGACGCGCGGCTGCGGGACCGGTGCCCCACACTGCTCGCACACCTGGGGCGGGACATTCGGCCTGGACCCTCTGGCCACTCCGTCCACCTCGAAGAGAGGGATCGCCGCAGGTCTTGCGGCGTCAGACGGAGTGTGCGAGGCTTATGAACGAATGTTCTACGGTCGGCGGGCGAATTTCACCTGCAGCCCGAATGCAGGTCTTAGTGCGTTGGCAGCTCGCTACTTGGCAGGTCGCGGGCCTCGTTCAGTAGCCTGCGGAGGTGCTTCAGGATGCGCGTCGTGCGGGCGTCGTCAATGCGTCGACCCAGGCGGATCGAGACATTGATGATGAGATCCTCGCCGTGTACGTCCATCAGAAATTCGGGCAGCGCCGCGCGCGGCTCGCCCTCACCGTGGAGGTACCGCTGCTCGACACCTAATTGATCAGCCAACCGCTCCAAGTGATATGGCGGAATCTGGGTCAGGCCTTTTTCATAGGCGCTGACGGTTGCCTGACTAAGGCCGAGGCGATGGGCCAATTCCCCTTGGGTTAGGCCCAGCTCTTTACGCCGTTGCTTGATGCGCTCGCCCACGGCGCGGGGTTCCGGAGTCAGCGCGTCGGGTCGGATGGCGAACATCTTCCTACTCTTTCTTTGTGATTAATCAGCGTCCCGATCAAACAGCCCTAAGGGTACCAGTTGACCTACCCGTACGGCACCTCTTGGGCGTAAGCTCAGGCACATAACAGTCTGCTGATCGCCCTCATTGACAGCCTGGGACCCATAGCGTACGGTGGGTGTCCCTCGATCTTGAATCAGCCGAGGCACAAGCGAGGCACAACCAGCGAAGACGGGTTGCTGGAGGGCAAGCCACACATGAACGATGAGCATCTCACCGACGCGCAGCGCAGTGCGCGCCGGGCCAAGGTTCGCAAGTTGGCCAAGACGGTCGAGGGGGAGTTTGAACGCGAGGGATATTGCACTGAACAGCGCGCCGCCGAGCTGCTCGGGGTGGGCGTGCGGACCGTGCAGGTCCAGACCCACTGGGTCAAGTCGAGCTGGCCGATTCGGATGGCCGACCTGCCGCCCTGTTACCAGTACTAGTACTAGTCGCTGATGTGAGACAATCAGCCATCGTGCCGCCCTGGGCTGGGCCGAGGCGCAACCCTCGGCCCAGCCGTTTGCCAACAGAAAGGAATGGTTTCCTGATGGCAGCCTCTGACCTTACCTCATCGAGCGTTGGCGAGATCAAGTACGCCAAGATCAAACGCGCGGGCCGCCCGTCCGCCATTCGAGCGCGCATCTGCGTCGGGTACCACCCGCTCACGGGCAAGCTCACCTACCGCGAGAAGTACGGTGAGACGAAGCGCGAGGCCGCGACCCTGGCTCAGAGTTTCCTTAGGGACTGGGACTGGGCCACGGTTGTGCCGGCAGCCATCGATCGCACCACCGTGGCCGGCTACCTGGCCGCCTGGATCGACCAGAACGTCGAGAAGTGGGGGCCAGGTACGACGGCGAACTGGCGCTCCAAGGTCAAGAACCACATCAACCCCTACCTGGGCGAGCGCGAGCTGCTCAAGCTCGACGTCCCCGCGATCCGCGACTGGGCCGCCACACTGCGCGACAACGGGGTCGGCCTGCCGACGCGCCGCGACACCATGCTGGTCCTGCGCCAGGCGCTCAAGTCGGCCGTCAAGGACGGCATCCTGGCCACCAACCCGGCCGCCAACGTCGACCCGCCGACATACACCCGCCGCGAGGTTGAGGCGCCAGAACAGCCCGACACCCAGGCGCTGCTGGCGGCAGTCGAGGGCAAGGAGTGGGAATACGCCGTGCGGGTCGCGCTCGGCACCGCCCTGCGCCGAGGCGAGATCCTTGGCCTGCAGTGGGCCGACATCAATTTCGCGGCCAAGGAATTCTGGGTGCGGCGGCACATCACCAACGCTGACGGGGTGCTGCACATCCTGCCCGGGACCAAGAGCCACCCCGGGAAATCCTGGCGCCTGCCGCTGCCAGAAGCGGTCGCCCGCGCGCTGCTCGCCCAGCGCGACAAGCAGGTCTTCGCGGCCAGGCCGAAGAAGGGTCGCAAGCGGTGGCAGGGACCGCCGCCTGGGTCCCCCGAGGGCTGGGTGTTTCCGAACATGATCGGCAAGGTCATGAATCCCGACAAGGTGTCGGAGTGGTTCCGCAAGGAGGCGGACAAAATCGGTCAGACGGAGAAAACTTTCCACCACCTCCGCCATGACTGCGCGTCATATTTGTTGAACGCGGGCGTACCAATCGAGGTGGTCAGTAAATTGCTGCGACACGCGCAGATCTCGCTGACCCTGTCGACGTACTCCCACTTGACGAAGCAGGTGGAGCTGGATGCGCTGTCCGAAATGGACCGCGTGCTGGAGGGGGGCGGGTGACCAGCCGCTCACACACCGCGTGTCGAATCTGCGGCCGTAACGCACACGGCGGCAACGATGACCATCTGTGCGGGAAATGCTGGCGCGCCAAGCGCGCCACCGAGCGCCAGGAGAAGGTCAGGGCGCGCCTGGACAACCTCAGCGCCAGGGTTGTCGCTGAGCACAACATTGGCGTGGCGATCGCCGAGGCCGGCTTCCCGCGCTACACGCCGCCTGGCGACTGGATCCGTGAGGCGGTTGGCGAGGGCGTCATGGCCGCCGTCCAGCAGGGTGAGATCAGCCGTGAGGAGCTGATGAAGCGCAGCCTGGAGGGAGTCGCCAAGCGCCACATCCCTGACCTCGCCGTCATCGTGGCCGAAGAGTTGGCCGAGCCAGAGGAGGACGTCATGCCTGAACCCGCCGTCGATCACACCGCTCGCGACGCCAACATCATTGAGCTGTACACCCAGACCCCCGCGCCGGTCGCGGCGATCTGCGACGCATTCAGAATCAATGTGGCTGTCCTGTACGAGGTCCTGCGCGCGCATCAGATCGCCAAGCGTGGCCCCCCGAGGGGGCGCGTCAACGGGATGATCCAGCAGGTCGACGGACGGTACGCGTGGGCCGACCGCGAGGCCCCCGCCTCAGAGGCCCCTGCGGCGCCGCCAGAGGACCTCCAGGCGCAGCTCCAGGCACTCCAGGCCGAGCTGGCCACCCTGCGCGCCAACGGCACCGCAGCGGCCCCTGTGGCGCCAGGAGAACAGCAGTGGCGCGTGAGCTGGCAGGCCACCCGCCAGGGCGAGGAGGTTGTGGCGGCAGCGTCGATGATGGCTGCCGTCGAGCTGGTCCGCCAGCAGATCGGCGGGGATGTCGAGGTCACCGGGGCGGTGCGGGAATGATCCTCTGGTCCTCGCCCACTGGGCGTAAGAAGTGGTGCTGGATCCCGGTCACCCAGATGCAGGACTGGTCGCCCGGTGTGTGTGTTGCAGCGGTGGCGGACATGCCGTTGCGGTTCATGGGCTGCGCCGATCGTCAGGTTGTCCAGGGCGGCCACCTGTCCGAACGGTTCGAGTCGCAGCTCACGCAGTGGCTCGGCCTGTCGCAGCGCATCTACATGGTCTGCTGCCCGCGCTGCGGCAGCCACGAGGGATATCGGAACTGGGCGCGCCCACGGTGCGCCCCATGCGCGATCGAGGCCGCCAGGCAACGACGGCTGCGTCGCCAGCACGAGGCCAACAAGTGAGCGGCATCTGCGACTTCTGCTCGGCGCCGAACCCGCCCTGGCAGGAGGTCTGTCCCGAGGACGAGTACAAGCTGATCGGCGTCCAGCATGGCCGTGAATTCGATACGGGCTGGGCGGGCCACAGCCTGGGGGACCACTGGGCAGCGTGCCGTAAGTGCCACACCATCATCGCCAAGGGTGACGCCGTCGCCCTGGCCCGTCGCGGCGCCGACCACCTCGTGCGGAAGCGCCAGGACTTCCGCCTGCTGGTCGCCCAGGGGTTGCTCAGCTACACCGACGTGGTTGCCATGACCCGTCGCAGCCAGGCGCCGTTCTGGCGCAAGCGGACAGGGGAGTCACGACCGCGATGACGCCCGTGGAGATCCTGATCCTGGCCTTCATCACCGCGATCGTCGGCGCCAGCCTGGGCCTGCTCACGTACTACGCCGTCGGTGTGATCCGAGGCTGGTTCTGATGGGGTGTCCAGGCCACAGTGGCTGGCGGCATACCGATACCTGCCCGACCATCGAGCGCGAGCGCGACGAACTGCGCGCCGAGAACGACAAGCTGCGACGAGCGTTCAATGATCAAAGCCAACGCCTTCAGCTAGCCCTCGCCGAGAACGACGAACTGCGGGCGGCACTGACAGGGGTTCTCGCTGAAGCGGATCGAAAGACGGATGCTTTTGACCGAGCACACGCCGCGCTCGAGCGACCTAGGGGATAGGTTGAGCTGGGTGCTGGTCGCCTGGATCGCGCTCGCCTGGTGCGCCCTGTCGTGCCTGGTGGCCTGGCTCCTCGGCCGCTGGTTCGCCTCGCTCAAGGATGACTGAGCCACCGCGCTAACATTCAAGGCGAAGCCCCGCTCCCGTGCCCGCGACCCCTGTCAGGAGGTGGTCGCCGAGGCTGGGGGCGGGGCTTTTTGTTGTCCTGGCGCCTTTACCGTTCTGTTACCCACTGTAACGGCCCACTCGGGGCACGCGTTACGTGAGATCGGGGTACATTCCGGGGTACATGCCCCCAAACGGCCCTGTTTTGAGATCAAAATGGAGGCAAAGTGATGAACTCTTCCATTTGGTTTTTGCCGAACTCCTGTTCTACGTTTGATCTCGTTTTCGTCGGCTGGTGTCGGCTCTCGTAGGCCCTTGTACCCCTGGGTTAGGGGTACAGCTAGGGGTACAGCGAGGGTACCCGCTCACCTCTCCAATGTAACGACGCCGCCCAGTTTCCAGGCGTAGACGAAGGCCTCGTGGATCGCCCGCTCGGCGTCCTCGACGGTCTCCAGGCGGTAGGACAGCACACGTCGCCAGCCAATGTACGCCAGGTCGACATGGCTCGGCTCGTCGGCGTCGAAGTCGTCGGCGGGG